GCCCTGGGTTACATCAAGGGCAACCTCAAGAAGGAGGAGTGGTTCTCCGTCAGCAAGAGGACCACCGACCCGGCCACGGTCTACAAGAAGCAGATGCTGAACCGTGACGACATCATCGACATCACGGACTTCGACGTCGTCGCCTGGATGAAGGGCGAGATGTCCGTCATGCTGAAGGAGGAGCTCGCTCGCGCGATCCTCATCGGCGACGGCCGTGACGTGGCGGACCCGGACAAGATCCAGGACCCGATGGCGTCGGTCAACGGTGCCGGCATCCGCTCGATCGTCAACGAGCACGACCTCTTCAAGACCGACGTCAACGTCAACGTGGGCGACGCCAACTCCACCATGCTGGAGGTCGCCGAGGCCATCCTCCGGTCCATGCGCTACTACAAGGGCACCGGCCGGCCGACGTTCTACACCACGCTGCCGACCCTCACGTCGCTGCTGCTGGTCAAGGACCAGATGGGCCGCCGCTACTGGAACAACGCCCAGGAGCTGGCGCAGTACCTGATGGTGGCGGACATCGTCACCGTCGAGGTCATGGAGACCATGCCGAACCTCTTCGGCATCATCGTCAACCTGGCCGACTACAACATCGGTGCGAACAAGGGCGGCGAGGTCACCCTCTTCGACTTCTTCGACATCGACTACAACCAGTACAAGTACCTGTCGGAGACCCGCATCTCCGGCGCGCTCACCCGCCCGAAGTCCGCGCTGGTCGTCTGGAGCACCGCCGCGGGTGACGTCCTGATCTCCACGATCACCAAGCCGACCTTCAACAAGTCGACCGGTGTCGTGACGATCCCGACCGAGGCCAACGTCGTCTACAAGAACTCCGACACCGGTGCCACGCTGACCGCCGGCGCCCAGACCGCCCTCACCGCGGGGCAGACGCTCAACGTCACGGCCGAGCCGGCCGCGGGCTACTACTTCGAGAACACCGGTGTTCTCGTCAACGAGTGGTCCTTCTACATGCCGTCGGCCTGAGTCTAGGCCATGGCAAATCGTTTCTATGGAAAGGTAGGGTACGGCGCAACTGTCGAAACAGCGCCAGGTGTTTGGAAAGACGTAATCACTGAAGTCCCGTACTACGGTGACGTAATTCGTAACACCCGTGTGCTGCGCGAGGGAGACCGTGTAAATGACGATCTCTCCGTTGGTAATTCGATCAGCATTGTGGCGGACGCATACGCCAACGAGAACATATTTGCCATGCGCTACGTGGAGTGGAAGGGGGCTTTGTGGGTCGTCACTGACGTCCAAGTGCAGAGCCCCCGTCTGCTTCTGACTCTGGGAGGTGTCTACAACGGACCAAAGCCGACTTGATCTGCACGCGGTCCTTGAAGGCATCACTGGGAATGTATATTTCCAGCCTCCAGACAACATGCAGATTCAGTACCCCTGTATCGTCTACCAGAGGTACAACGCGCTGACTGTGTTCGCCGACAATTTGCCGTTCCGGCGTACCAAGCGCTACCAGGTCACCGTGATCGACACGGACCCGGATAGCCCGATCCCCGATGAGGTCGCCAAGTTGCCGATGTGTACGCACAATCGGTTCTTCGTGGCGAACAACCTCAACCACGACGTCTTCAATCTGTACTTCTAGGAGCAACCACAGTGACAGCTCTCGTCTGGGACGCCGTAGGCGACCGTCGGTTCGAAACCGGTGTCGACCGCGGTGTCCTCTACATCCCCAACACGGCCGGCGCCTACACCACGGGCTTCGCCTGGAACGGTATCTCGAAGGTCACCGAGAAGCCGACCGGCGCGTCGTCCAACAAGCAGTACGCCGACAACCAGGTCTACCTCAACCTCGTCTCCACCGAGCAGTTCGAGGCCGACCTGGAGGCCTTCACCTACCCCGACGAGTTCGGGCAGTGTGACGGCACCGCCGAGCCCGAGCCGGGCGTCGCCATCGGCCAGCAGAGCCGGAAGTCCTTCGGCCTGTCGTACCGCACCAAGGTCGGCAACGACGTCAACAGCGACCTCGGCTACAAGATCCACCTGGTCTACGGCGCCACCGCGGCCCCGTCCCAGAAGGACTTCCAGACCGTCAACGACAACCCGGCGGCCATCGCGTTCTCGTGGTCGGTCACCACCACCCCCGTTCCGGTCACCGGGTACAAGCCCACCGCGACGCTCACCATCGACTCGACCAAGGTCAGCTCGACGGCTCTGGCCACCCTGGAGCAGACGCTCTACGGGACCGCCGGCGTCGACCCGCGGCTGCCCACCCCGGACGAGGTCCTCGCGATGTTCGCCGGCACCGTGGTCTCGGTCACCCCGACCGCCCCGACCTACGACACGGGCACCCACACCATCACCATCCCGACCGTCACCGGCGTCACGTACTACATCGACGACGTCGCCGTCACCGGCACCTACGTCCTCACGAGCGGTCAGACCAAGCTGGTCGTCGCCGAGCCGAACGCCGGCTACGAGTTCCCGGCGGTCACCGACAACGACTGGCTGTTCACCTACTAGACCGGCCTCTGACAGCAAGGAGATCAGAGAGTGCTCGTCATCGAAGTTCCACTCAAGGAAGGATTCGACGAGACCACAGGCAAGAAGGTTGTTGCTGAAAGCTTTAAGCTTGAGTTGGAGCATTCTCTGGTCTCCCTGTCAAAATGGGAGTCATTCTTCGAGAAGCCGTTCCTCAGCGATGAGGAGAAGACCAACGAGGAAGTGCTCTGGTACGTCCAGGCCATGACTCTCACGCCGAATGTCCCCCCGGAGATCTACACCAAGTTTTCTGAGGGGAACTTCACAGCGATCAACAACTACATAAGCTCCAAGATGACGGCCACCAGGTTCTACGGCGGCAACGATGAGAAGAACAAGGAGATCATCACCGCCGAAGTCATCTACTACTGGATGATCACTCTTGGTGTGCCGTTCGAGTGTCAGCACTGGCATCTCAATCGCCTTCTGACACTCATCCAGGTGTGCAACCGCAAGAACGCTCCCGAGAAGGAGCTCAGTCCTGCCGAGATCGCTCGGCGAAACCGCGAACTCAATGCACAGCGTAAGGCCGCGCTGGGCACAACCGGGTGAAAGGAGGTAACCCTTGACAGCGATCACTTGGGGCGATCCAGGAACACACCGATTCGAAGCAGGCCTGGATCGAGGCGTTCTCTACGTAGACGGTCAGCCCGGCGTTCCATGGATCGGTCTCACGTCCGTCTCCGAAAACCCATCGGGTGGAGAGCCGAAGGCCTACTACCTCGACGGCGTCAAGTACCTGAACGTCTCCTCGCCCGAAGAGTTCGAGGCGACCATAACGGCTTTCACCTACCCGAACGAATTCGAAGAATGCGACGGGAGCCACCAGCCACGAACCGGCCTGTTCGTGACGGGACAGAGACGCAAGTCTTTCGGGTTGACGTACCGGACAAGGATCGGCAACGACCTTGACGAAGAGCATGCTCACAAGATCCACATCATCTACAACGCGATGGTCTCCCCCACGACCAGAAGTCGTAAGACGATCAGCGACACAACCAGCGTGGATGACTTCAGTTGGAAGATTGTGGCCTGCCCTCCGCCAGTCACCGGTTACATCCCGACGGCGCACTTCATCGTTGACACACGTTACACGGATGAATCCGTCGTAGAGCTCATCGAGAACAAGCTCTACGGAACCGATACAGACGCGCCGGCTCTCCCCACGGTCGACGAACTGTTCGGCTTCTACGACACCATCAACGGTCTCGTGATCGTCGACAACGGCGATGGAACCTGGACTGCGACCGCGCCGAACGATGTCATTCGCATGCTGGACGACACCACGTTCGAGATCACTGCGTCGACCGCCACCTTCATCGACGCCGATTCCTACACCATCAGTTCCGAGTAAAAGAAAGGCGGTGCTATGGCTACCGTCACGGGATACACCGCCGCGAGGATGCAGGAGATCGAAGACGGAACGATCGTTTCTGCGACGTATGACGCGTCGGGTCACCTCATCCTCACCAGACATGACGGCACTCAGATCGACGTCGGTCGTACCACTGCGGCCACCACAGCCCAGAGCGGCATCGTCGAACTCGCCACGAACGCGGAAACCCAGACCGGTACTGACGCCACCCGCGCCGTCACGCCGGCTGGTCTAGCCTCGCTCCCCGGCTACCGCGTTCAGACTCTCACCACTCCTCCTCTGGAGACGGACCTCCAGTCTGCATATCCTCTCGGAACGTCGCTCATGGACGTCTCCGGGTGGACCCGCGGTAACGGTTACGGCACCGTTGTAACCCAGAACTACAGCCAGTGGCGTTGCGCGCAGACTTTCTACGCCGCTGTCGGTGGTGGTTCCTCTCCCAAGATGTGGGTCAGGCACTACAACACCTCCGATGGCACTGGCGGATGGTCCGCCTGGACGCAGGCCATGCTTATGGTCAACCTGGACCCGACGGCATTCACCCAGGCCACCTCCAGAGGTAACTATCCGATTGGCCAGTCTCGTCTGTACTACACGGCGGGATCGGCTGGAAGCTGGGACTTCGCGGCCCTCGCTCCCGGTGAGGTCATCACATATCTTGCCGACGACACGAACTTCTTCGGTCGGCAGGTCTTCACCCAGCACGC